ACTATTGATAAAATACATACAAATAAAGCTATGTTCCTTTTTAAAAGTTTTTTCATTTTTTATAACCCCTCTTTTGTTTTTTCTATATTATACATTTTTATCCATTAATTGTCAACTAACTTATCCAATAAGCGCATACTCTGTATTATTAACCTATTTATATATTAAACTTGTAGTTAATAATCTGAACAGATTGCTCGCACGTAACTATTTCTGTATAAAACATCAGTTAATTATTTACATATTTATTCATTATTGGTATAATATGCATATTAATTAACGAAAGGTGGATTATATAATGAAAAAGATTCTAAAAAGGTTCATTTTACTAACTTTTGTTACTGCTCTATTCGTCTTATCCTCTACTACTATATTTGCAGATTATTCACGTTCTGTATTGACATCATCAGACGAAAATCATAGGTTTTATGAATACCAACCCGCGCATCAATTAGAACCAGGTCACGCTATATTATTGGGAGACTTTATAAACCCAGCAGGTTATTATCCAATACCTAAAGGAAAACTCATATCTTTTTTTTGTAACCTTGACTATTTAAGCACTCTTCATATCGAAGTACGTAATCTTAATGGTCGTTGTATTTATGATACGAGAGAGACTGGAGCGTTTTCATTTACGCTTCCTCCAGTACAAAATGATACTGGCTATAACATTATACTTACAAATGAAGGCTCTAACACAGTAAGTCTATTAAACTATTGTATTGTTTTTTATCCAACCACAGAATATTAGTACTCCAACATTAATATAAACTGCTTTTCACTATATCATCATAACAAAAACTAAAATACACAAAAAGTCCTTCCTTTAACCGGGAGGGCTTTTCTGTTACTTACCTTCTGTCAATTTCTCTCATACGGCATCAACTGTCCCCCTGAATAATGCGATAGCCTTTTTTAAAATCTTTTGTTTCATATGATGTGATATAACATTATTGTAACACTTTTGTCTAATGAGATATAATCTTAAAGATAAAGGAGTTAACATTATGAAACAGCAAAAACGCTTTGAAACAGAATTTAAGAAAAAAATTGTACGTCTACATTTAGAAGAAGGACGTACTCTGGTCAGCCTATCTAAAGAGTATGGCGTATCAAAAGCCAGTATCTCAATTTGGGTTAATCAGTTTCGTGAAGAATGCCAGATAAATAGTGAAGCCAAGGATGATTATAATTACATGAATGAGAACCTTCGCCTGCGTAAAGAATTAGCAGAGCTTCAAAAGGAGAATGACTTCTTAAAAAAAGCAGCGGCATTCTTTGCAAAGGAAATCGATTAGAGGCTTATCGATTTATTCATCTACATTCAAAAACATTCGGAACTAGATGGCTTTTACGACGGTTAAATATATATCCCAATGCGTATTACAATTACCTTAAAAAGAAGAAGGACAGTTATTATATGCAAAAGGAGAAAACACTTAATATTATAACCACCATTTATCATAATCACGGCGGTGTGGACGGATACAGGAGTATGCGTGTATTTTTGGCACGCGAAAACATTAACCTTAGTATTTGTACAGTTCATAAATACATGAATAAAGAACTTCATTTATACTCAATCGTCCGCAAGAAGAACTACCACTATGAGAAGGGTGAAGCACATAAGATTTTTCCGAATATTATTAATCAGCAATTCTCAGCAGGAAAGATAAATCAAAAATGGTGTACTGATTTTACATATCTTTTTCTGACTGATGGTAGTAAGCGTTACAACTGTTCTATTTTGGATCTTCATGACCGTAGTATTGTTGCAAGTATAACTGATAAGCAGATTACAAGTGATTTGGCTATTCGCACACTTAAGAAGGCCTTAAGCTCACAGCCATCTATAAAAGGCAAATTAATTTTACATAGTGATCAGGGGTCGCAGTATACCTCAAAAGCATTTACAGAATTCTGTGAAGCAACTGGCATTACGCAAAGCATGAGTGCAGCAGGTTATCCGTATGACAATTCTCCGATGGAACGTTATTTTAATACATTGAAGAATGAAATGATCAATCTACATTACTATCATGATGATGAAGAGCTCAATACTGCCATAGAGGACTTTGCATATACATGGTATAACCATGTAAGGCCACATGCATTCAACAGTTATAAAACGCCGTATGAAGCAAGATATACAGTGTAAAAAATTAGGCAAAAGTGTTACAAAAATGCTTGACCACTACACATTATGGCAAGATGTAAACTTGTTGTTCCGAAACCTGAAGAAAAACCTGTTAATAAATTTGAAAAGTATAAAGCAGGTGGTAACAATGGATAAAGTTACACAATATGCTTTAGATGTTTTGGATAACAAAATTATTGCTGGTAATTCTGTAAAACTGGCTTGCAAAAGACATTTGAATGACCTTGAAAAAAGTAAATCTGATGATTATGAATATACTTTTGATTTAGAAAGAGTTGAGCATATTTTAAGTTTTTCTGAAACTCTTACTTTTAAAAAAGGTAAAGTCAATAAATCTTTGGAGTTATATCCATTTCAAGCATTTTTATTAGGTAGTTTATATGGATGGGTATATAAAGATACTGAGTTTAGAAGATTCAGACAAAGCTATATTCAGCTTGGTAAACAACAAGGTAAGACTTTATTAAACGGTTTGTTATTAGTATATAATCTAGGATTTACTGGTGATAAAAATTGTAAATTATATCTTGGAGCAACTACAAGCAAACAAGCGAAACTTGTTTATAATAATGCAATCAATTTTATTAATTCAGATGAGGATTTAGCAGAGTTATTTAATATCAAGGAATATAACAATACCATTAAATGTAAATTAACAGATAATGAAGTTGAAACAATTGCCAGAATGAGTGAAGGAAATGACACGCTTGATGGAATACAAGGCATTTATTGTAGCTTGGACGAGTACCATCTTCACAAAAATAATTTAGTTTATGGGTTATTTAAAGACGGACAAAAATCATTACCTGAATGTTTACTCAGCATAATAACCACAGCAGGATATACCATAGACGGAGCATGTCATAAGCTTTACAGATATTGTAAAGAGTTGATTAATGGTGATGTTGAGGATGATTCTGTATTTGTTTACATAGCTGAACTGGATGAAAACGATGATTTGGATAATTATAAAAACTGGTGTAAGGCAAATCCGACACTAGAGTATAACAATTCAAATATTAAAATTATGGAAAGCAGTTATAAGCAAGCTAAGAGAATGGGTGGTAAGGATTGGAATACCTTTTTAACAAAAAATTTAAACATGTGGTGCGAATTTACAGAGGTGAAATATATGAATATGACAGCATGGCACAAATGTGCAAGTAAAAAGACATTAGAGGATTTTAGGGGACAGGAGTTTATATTATCTCTGGATCTATCTAGCGGAGGTGACTTGACCTCAATTATATTTGAGTTTACATATTTTAAAAAGAATCAAGAGACAGGTAATAACGATAAAAAATATTTTATACACCATCACAGTTTTATACCTTTAAATAGAATTGAAGAGCATGAAAAGACTGACAATGCACAGTATAAAAATTGGATTAAAAAGAAACTATTGACCGCGACAACTGCATGTGGAGGTATTAAGACAGACTATAAAGAGATTTTAAAATATGTAAAAGAGCAGATTAAGAAATATGATTTAAAATTGAAGATGATTTGTTATGACCCTGCAAATGCCAGTGCATTTTTATCTGATTTAGATGAATTTGGAGTAGATTGTTTTGACATATATCAAAACTCAAAATCATTAAATGATGCTACTATGGACATTAAGTATGAAGTAGAGGCAGGTAATGTTGAATATAACGAAAATGATGAGTTGCTAACATGGGCAATAAATAATTGTGAGTTAACAAAGCCATATCAAGGTAAAGTTATGCTTGATAAAAACAGTAGATTTAAGAGAATAGACCCTGTTGCAGCGTGGGTTGATTCTCACAAAATGTCGATGAGAAATGAGCCTAAAACTGTTAAATTAACAGAAGAATATATATCTGATTTCTACAGAAATTGAGGATGATGAATATGGAAAAAATCAAAAAATTCATAAGAAATAATGATGTTGATGTACTTATTTTAATAGGTACTTTTTTTATGGCTGTTGCAACCTTCAAAATAAATTTTATAGCCTTTTTATATTTTATTGGAATAATTTTTATCGGTTCTGGGTTGTTATTGCTTAAATATCCTAAAAAGCGATAGGAAGGTGGTGAGACAATGGGAATATTAAAAACCTGCTTAGAAAATAGAAGTTTAACTGATGGGACAACATTTGGATATTCAGATTTGGAATTTTTAAAGCTATTAGGTGTAGATACACAAACGTTAGATTGCAACAAGCTCGGAGAAATCACATTCAGCGTTTGTTTAAAACATCTATCAGAATGTCTGGGAAAATTAAGTGTTGGATGCTATAGCTATAGTAATACTGTAAGGGGTAAAGAAAAAATTGTGAATTTTCCACTCAATGAGGTTTTAAACCTTCAGCCAAATAATTATATGACATCGAGTACCTTCTTTCAGGCAGCAGAGCTGAATAGAAATTTCTACGGAAATGCTTACATTTATATTGAAACAATAAAAACTGGTAAAACAAAAGGTTCTGTAAAAGGACTCTGGTTGATGCCATCTGATGAGGTTCAACCTTATATTGATTCAGCAGGGTTATTTGGTCAACCAAATAATATTGTATATATCTGGACTGACAATAGAACAGGTAAAAGATATAGTTTCTTTAAAGACGAGGTAATTCATCTAAAATCAGCAATGACTTTTGATGGGATTATAGGTCTATCATTAAGAGATATTATAAAAACTCAAATAGATGGTGGAAGCTATGCTCAAAATTATTTAACTGATTTATATAGATCCAAAATGCATGGTAGTAAAATTTTATTGCATTTTACTGGTGATATGGGTAGTAAAGACAAGGATGCATTAATAAAAGAAACTGAGAGATATGCAAATTCTGTTGGAAGTGGATTGTTTTTACCGTTACCAAGTCAGATTCAAGCAACTAAGCTTGATTTAAATTTATCAGATTTGGAATTTGCAGAGTTAAATAAATTGAGTGCCTTACAGATAGCATCTTTTATGGGTATTAAACCGAACATCTTAAATGATTACAGTAAAAGTAGCTATAGCAATTCGGTGACACAACAGACTGATTTTTATGTAAATTCATTACAACCTATACTTAAGCAATACAATGAAGAATTCACGATTAAGTTACTGGATACAAAGAGTAAGGCTAATGGAATAAGATTGGAATTTAATACAAAAGAGTTATTCAGACTAGACCCTTCGGCACTTATTGATTATTTACAGAAAGCAGTAAATAATGGCATATGCAGTATAGAAGAAGCACGTGAGGAACTGGGTTATGCCTATAAAGAGGGTACAGATGTTTTACTTGCCAATGGAAACCTTGCAACATTAGATGTGATTAAGCAAGGTAACAACTACCAAACTAATAAAAGGCAGTCATTACCAGAGACCAGCTATATAAAGTCAAGAAGTAAATTGACTTAAATGTAAAAATGCACATTGAGAATTGAATAGGTTTTTGCACATGACAAGAAAGAGTGGCTGACACTCTGAGGTTAAGAGGCTTTAATATTAGTTTCTTGGCTCGTATGGCTTGTCTGTTGTTAATACCGCAAAGATGATTCTTACTAACTTAGTAGCAACAGCACCGATTGCTGTACCGTGGTGCTTTCCTTGAGAACGCTTCTTCTGGTAATATTCTTTCAAAACAGGATCATGGAAAGCAGCTACAGTTGCAGCAGTCCAGATGGCTCTTCTTAAATATGGAGAACCTCTTTTGGAAATGTGATTCTGATTTCCAGCAAAGTTACCAGACTCACACACAGAAGCATCAAGACCGGCAAAAGCTACAATTTTAGAAGGCTCTGAGAACCTTGAAATATCACCTAGTTCGCTTAGAATTATTGCACCTGTTACAGAGCCTATTCCAGGAATAGAGGTTATCGGTGAGTTAAGAGAATGTAGGAGTTCGTTTAGCTGCTGATCAAGGTCTCCAATTTGCTCTTCAATAAAGCTGATTTGAGCGATAAGCTGTTTAATTTGAAATGAAAAAGCATCTTTAGCAAATTTAATACCAAATGTTTTTCCAGCAGATTGCTTAAGCTCTTGAGCTTTTTCTAATCCAAATCGTCCACGGCTATTTTTAGCTAGAAGGGCAGAGAGCTTTTTAGTGCTAATCGACAAGATATCTTCAGGAGTAGGACATTTAGATAATAGTTCTTTTGATGTAATACCAAATATATCAGAAAACTGCTTATCATACTCAGGAAACACTTGGTCAAGAAGAGCAATAGTCTGCCTTTTTAAATCAGAGCAGTTATCAACTAAGGATAGCCTATAACGTGATAGCTGGCGAAGTGAAAAGAGATTTTCCTCTGTAAATGAAGATGTTTCATAATTTTGAGTACGAATAATGTTTGCAATTAATTTTGAATCAATAGAATCTGTTTTTGCTTTCCGGATTGAAAACTTTCTGAAGGCATCAGTTTGGATGGGATTAATAACAACCAAAGGGTATCCTAAATCATTTAAGAAAGTATAGACAGATAGCCAGTAATGGCCTGTAGCTTCCATACCAATTAGGACATTATCTTTTAAGATATTATTCTTAACAAGTTTAGAAACAAGTTTTTCACCACCGGACTGAGTATTTGAAAAAGAAAAACTTTCTTCAATGACATTACCGAAATCATCAATAATACAAGCTTGGTGGTTAACTTTAGCAATATCAATACCAACATAAAACATGATGCAACAAACCTTTCAATTAGATGAATTTGAACAGATAAAGTCAGAACCTCAATACTTTGCAGGACACAACCTTGTTAGAGATAAGGCGATAATCGCCATCCAGCTCATTCGAATAAACCTGTAAAGTAGAGGCGTCACTCTTTGCTAAGAAGAAATACTTCAGGGAGGTGATCGACGGCCTCTATCTGAACTGGTTCTATTTTCTCATATGGCTTATGAGATTTAAATAGAAAATGCACATCATTTTGGTGTGACTTTATTATACAAGGGAGGTGAGTAAAATAATGAATAGAGAGAAAGAGATAAGAATACTTTCAAGCAATTTTGAATTAAGAGAAGTTGGAGAGGAAAAAGAATTACATATACAGGGTTATGCTTTGACATTTGATACTATATCTGAAGATTTAGGTTTTAGAGAAACCATAAGACAGGGGGCTTTAAATGACTGTGATATGTCTGATGTAGTATTAAATTTTAATCACAATATGAATCAGCCTTTAGCAAGAAATAGCAAATCTACTGGTAAAGGCGCTTTATTATTAAGTGTAGATAATAAAGGATTGTTCTTTGACGCTATTCCAACAAATACAACCTATGCAAGGGATTTAATTGAAAATATGAATGAAGGTATTGTTGGTAAATGTTCGTTTGCCTTTTGGCTTGATTGGGATGATAATGATGCACAGTCATGGGATTGGGACGATGGAAAAAGAGGATATGATTTTAGGACTATTAATAAAATAGCGAAAATATCTGATGTATCTATAGTAGTAAATCCTGCATACGAAAGTACTTCAACAAGCCTATATAAGCGAAGTATAGATGAACATAATAAAGAAGTACAAAAACTTAAAAATGAAGTAATTAAGAGAAAATTACTACTTGAACTGGAACTTGCAAATTAATGTAATTTCTTTTTTATATGAATGAAAGAGAG